CTACCAGGCGCCAGTGCCGGCACTGTAGTGGGCCGCCAAGCGTCCGGCTGACAGCTTGGAGGCATAGCAGGCCACCTCATCGAGGGAGCCCGCCAGATAGTCCGACCCACCGTCTGAACGGCAGGCAGAAAGCTTTAGGGTCTGGTCGACCAGCGTCAGGGTGCCGGTCCATGCCAGAGCACCATCGACGTAGATCTTTGACCCGTTGGTCACACCAGAATCGAACACCAGGGCAACGTGATGCCAGGCCCCATTGTTGACGTAGACACCTGAGCCCTTGAACGTCGCGGTACCGTAATCGTAGGCGCCTGCCTCACCGTCCTTGATGACCAGGGCCCAGGCGTTTGCCTTCCCGATCGCGTGCCGTGTTCCCGCCCCTGGGGCGGCGCCCTTGAACCAGCATTCAACAGTACCCGAGGAGAGCTGGAACGCGGCCGCGTTGCCGGCGTCCATCCAGCCCGAGGATCCATTGAAGGTAATCGCCGTATCCGGATCCAACTGAAGAGCGCCGGCCGCCGAGAGCGTCATCCCGCCGGCGAGCGTTCCCGGCCGGGCGTTTCCACTCGCATCTGCAGCTGTGGATCCGGAAGCCTCGCCCAGCCTCCAATAGGCCAACGGTAGGTCAACCTGGACCACGGTGATGTACTCTCCATTGGAAGCCTTATTTCCCCAGTTGGAGCTGTAAGTCCCCCCGGGGGCCATCGTGGTGTCATTCCTGTCAAAATTAACTGTGGCGCCATCGGCCAGCTCTTCCTGCTGTGTGGCCGTGGCAGTCAGGATCCGCACGTACCGCTTTTGGTCGGTATCGGCCGGATCGTTTCCTCCGGAGCGATCAAAGAAATACGTGTCCGTGGGGAGGATCTGGAAATCTCCCACGCGGCCGATGAAGCCCGTGGCCGTGGGGTAGTAGCCATCCGCCGGCGTGACCAAGTCTTCCAGGGCGATCGGAGTTGAACCCAACCGGCCAGGCAACACCTCAATCTCCCAGCGGTTTGTCCCCACGAGCTGGAAGCGTCCACCCGGGCGCAACAACGACCACGTGGGAACCACCTGATGCTCGTCGACCGGGCCCGTTCGTGCGACACGCCGCACGCCGGTGACAATGAATAACTCCAGCAACGAATCCCTGAACGCCTGCAGGGCCGACTGGTCATGGTCATGCGTGACGGTGATGTCCAGGAGCAGGTTGCTCCCATAGCGGCGCCACCGGTTGAGGCCCACCAGGAGCGGATAGCTTTGGAAGCCCCCCACCTGGCTCCAGCCCGCTGACAAACTCCACGACGAAAACACCTGGCCGGCCACAACCAGGCTATTCGGCCGTGAAGAGCAGACCAGCATGCCGTCGAGCTTGCCGGCCTTCTGATCACTGGTGAGCGCGGCGATCCGCACCAGGGCGTTCTCCGGTCCGGATGCAACCGGTGCCGACTGGAATTCGTCGGGCGGCACATACGATGCTTCAGACAGCCGGGTCACGTCCTCGATCGCCTCAACGGTAATCGCCGGCGAGGACGCGGATCCACGCACAACCCTCGTGGCCACCATGGGCAAAGTCAGAATGCCCAGGGCGGGATACGCCAGGTTGAAGGATTGGCCGGCCACCAGTGCCACGCTGCTCTTAATGGAAAGAGATGCTGTCCTCGTCGGGATCCCGCCGGTCTTTCCGATCGCGGCCGCAATTTTATAAGCCACCGACTCCCGGGTGATGTAAGGACGGCCGTATTCTTTTTGAACAACCCCGCCCACAATATCGCTGTTGGCCAGGTCGTGGTACGAGGCCACATTGTCGTCGAAGTCCCGGGCGCGGTCGCCGAAGCTCACCCGGGTTTCGTTCCAAGTATCCACCCATCCTGATGGATTGATTTCAGGCTCTTCCACCAGGTCCTCCGGGCCCAGGTCGATAACTGTTCCCACGGCCGGCCGCTGCAGCTTGAAGGCAATTTTCCCGCCCTGGTAAAACACGGCGCCGTTGATATAGGGAAGCAGATCCCCGAGCAGTTGGCGCGTTTTGGATGCAGTGATGAGCAACGGAGAGACCCCGAGGTCCTCATCGATGGTCGTCTCGCCGGCGTCCTCGAAAGATATTTCGTCGATCGAGATTGCCGGCAGCCCCACCCCATAAACCTTGTTGGTGAACAGATCGTAGAAAACCTCTGGCAGGATCGCATCATCGGAAAGGTGGTGGGCGGAGAGGCTGAGCCCGCTCGTGCGACGGACGAAAATATAGGACAGGTTGGGCGGTGAGGTGCTCTGCCCAAAAAAGAAGTTGTTCGCCACCACGTAGCAAAAATGACGGTATGCCGGCACCTGGGCTGTGACGGCGCCGGCGCCCTCGTCCACTTTCATGGCGGCGAGAATCGAGTCGACGTTTTGGGTGGATGTCCCCCAATAAACCCGCATGGCGCCCAGTGTCGTCACCACATTGCTCATGCCGTTGGCGTCGGCTCCGGAGCGGGACATTGTCCCCTCCCAGATCACGTCATCGTTGGCGTATATTTTCCTGAGCTCGTCGACCGGGCCCATGCAAATCAGCTGCGCGAAGCTGGCCCGATAGTTGTAGCCGGTCGTGGCCGTCTGTGTCTCCGAACCCGCCTCGTAACTCTGTGTGATCGGGTCTGCCGACTTGTTGAAGAGGTCGGTGATGTAGGTCCCTCCCAGCTTCTGGATCCCCCAAAACAAGGGGACCGGCCGGGCCGCCTGGTTGGTTCCATAATCCTTGGAGCGGACATTTGCCGTACGGATTTCCTGACTCTTTTCTTTGCCGCCAAAAAGGAAACTCATTCCACTTCCTCCATCGGCCGGTAGATCCGGAAAAGGTGTTTCGCAAAAGTCGAATCCTCCATGGAGCAGCGCGTGACTCCGTAGGCATCGTAGCAGTGCCAGAACCAGCTATCCCGCTCGACCAGGCCCAGGTGGTGCAGGCTGCGGCCCGTGCTGAAGACCAGCACGTCGCCGGGCTCAAACACGCCGGCGGGTTCTATCCGATCAAAGCAACCCGTGGCCTCGATGCTGTTGCATAACACATCGAGCATTTCACGGCCGCCGCCGCGCAGGCAGTACCGTGGCCACTCAACCTCCGTGGCCGCGCCCACCTCATGGAGCACGGCTGCCGCAAAGCGTACGCAGTCACAACCCACGCCCCGAATCGCAGACTGCCCGACAAACGGAGTGCCTGCCCAATCAGCCAGCGCGCTGGTGAGGATGTCTTTCCGGGCCTGGGTTCTAAAAAAGGGCAGTCTCATTTTTTGCTTCCGGAATTTGAATCGGGCGGGTTGAGCGCATCGAGCTGGGGATTCTTCAGCGGGATGTAATCGAAGCCGCCCCGGTTCACCAGGTTGTTGTACTTCGTGGTGCAGGTGCCGCGTTTTTTATCGCAGCCCGGGCGGGCAATGGCCGTGGATCCCGCGATCGCCTTCCGGAATGGCGCATTGATGTAGAGACGGTTGCCGGCCTGGCTCAAAACCAGCCGGGCCTCATCGCCCACCTTGAGCCGCCCGGACGCGAACCAGTTGGCGTCTGACTCGGCCGTGGCCTTCGCACCAAAAGCCGTCGCCTCGACATAGGTTTCCGTTACGGCCGTCAGCGTGCCCGAGGTCTCGAAAAGAACACCATTAAGCCTGCAGGTGATCGGATCGAACAACGTCCAGTTACAGAGCCGCTGCACCTGCACCCGGGGTACGGTCCAGTCGTTGATGCGCAGGATGCTGGAAAGCTCGACTTCGGCCAGGCCCCGGGCCTTGAAGCCCACGGTACGCACGTCGCCGGCGTAAAGCGGCGAGTTGAAATCGACCGTGAAGCCGGGCGCCAGGGTGACGTAAATTTTCACGGACATCGGCTCGACCGGCGCGCCGGCAATGAACGCCCGGAATGGATTGTCCAGAGTGCGAAGCCCGATCTGCAACCTGACACCCTCGTCCAGAAATTCGGTTGAGCTGGTCACTTGGCCGTGCGTGATATCCTCACGCTTCCAGTCGACCGCGCCGGCCGTCAAATCAGCACCGTAGCTCGTCCACCGCCAGAGCGCGGATCCCTGGGTCAACTCGTAGAGGTAAACCGGCCGCGTGCCCAACTCCTGGGCACTGTATTCCTCGGGGAGCTCGATGACCTCCAGCTTGACCCGGGCCGTGGTGTCAGTGATGTATTCAAAATCAACGTCATCCTTGACCAGGCGCACGTAGGAAAGCCAACAGCACTTGGTCTCGGCCATGGTAAAGGCCCGGCCCACGACGGCCGTGAGCGTCGCCTTTTCCTTGTCTGAATCCTGGGCAACTGCCTGGATCCGGACCGGCGTGATCGCATTCGTGTCCACCAGCGCCGCATATCCCCAGCCCGGATGTTGGCCGAAATTATCCCGCAGGCCCGCGTCCTCAAACTGCAGCTCCGTATCCGTGGCCGTCACGCTGCGCGTAAGCCGCAGATCATCCGCATGGCTCGGAATCCAAAAGCCCTGCAGCCGGCCGCGCACTCCATCGATCAATGCCTCCATGGCCCGGATCTCGGCCTTGGACTGCAGCAGAAATTCCATCCGGAAGCGCCGCTGGGTCCATTCCTGGTTGACCCATGACGTGGTCACGCCGAAGCCCACGGCCTTGGCGCCGGCGTCGGTCACAAAGCCCTCTTGGGGAGTTGTGAAGTTGGGCCGCAGGTCAAGCAATGGACGGCTCAGGAAAGTGGCCATATCAAAATTCCTCCTCGAAGCTCAACGCGGTCGACACGTCATCATCGGTGACCAGGCCCAGGGTTGGAAGCGAGGCCAGGCGCCCGAAAAGAATAGGAACCACCCGGGTGCCCGTGGCCCACGCGTTGACCAGACCATCGCCTAGCGTCACGGTGTTTGAAGTGCTGGAGGTGATGCGACGCACTTCCCAATTCCTCCAGGACTGCCAGAGAATGACAAACGAGGCATCGAGCGCCAGGCTGTCGACCACTTCGACCGAAAGCACGGTCTGGCCGGAGACCGCCGGCGCCGAGAGCCAGGTGGTTTCGGTCCACAGAGGAACCCCCACGGTAATCTTCCCCAGGATGAGCAGCAGCTCGCGCATGCCCTCGGCCTCCGTTGCGTCCAGGGCCAGGACGCGGAATTCAAGATCGCGCAGGGCCCGGGTGGCCACGCTTTGCCGGATCTCGTCTCCGGTGAGTCCCTCCTGCAGGAGCGTCTTCCAACGACGGCTCACCTGCACCGGATCGCTCCAATCGGGTTCGTGGGGAAACACCCGGGCGCGCAGACCGGTGGCCGCGTAGTACATATTTTCGGTGGAAAATTCAAAGATGTAGCTGGCCTCGATGATCGGGGATCCCGTTTCCACCGCCACGTGCGTGACGATCCGCTCCTCCGTGGGCTGGAGAGTAATGGGCAGCGTGCCCAGGCCGGTGAAGCTCAGGCCGTCATCATTGCTTCCCAGGAGGTCATCCAGGGTGACGGCCGTCAGCCGGGCATTCCAGATCCGGAGCGTGCGTTCCACCGGACTGGCCACCACGCCGAAATCATTCACCGGCGGCGTAAGATGTACGCGGCCGAAATAGTCATCCAACCAGCTCGCGCCCAAGTAGGCATCACCACTGTCCTGTACCGCCCGGGGCGCCCGCGCAGCGGACGCCGGCGCGACCACGATCGCAACATCCGGCAGCACGGCCGTGGGATCGAGCACGAGCGTGGCCAGCGCCAGTACGGCGTCAGCCACCTTGTAAGTTTCGGTCAGATAGTAGCCGGCCATATCACGGAACCTTTTTCACTGCCCAGCCCAGTTCCTGGCCGAAGTTGATCGCGGTAATATTCCGGTTGTGCCCGGGCACGGGGAAGGCGACCCACGTGTCGCTTCCGATCGTGAATTCCGTGGCCGCATTCAGCCCGGCGAAATACAAAACCCGCAGATCCGGGAACGTCCCCAGGAGGAAGCGGTCGATGCTCTGAGCCGGGTTGTGGCCGGAATACACCAGGACCGGCATCAGCGGCCGGGATCCGTCCGCCCTGGGGTAAACCACCAGGGGGCAAAGCGGCGAGTAGAGCTGGCTGGCGCTGGCACCACTGGCCCGCTCGGCATTGGTGTACCACCGGGGCGCCGCACCATCGGCACACCACTGGGCACCCCCACCCACGGTCACCGTCCGCACCTTCATGGCGGCCCGGTTGGAGGTGTTGGCGTAGCCGTAGAGGACCGTGTCGCTGTAGCTGTTGTTGAACTGGGCGGCTGACAGGTCATCCCAGTCTCCGGAGCTATCTGCTACCCCGCCGCATACATATTGCCCCGTTTTGTCCCCGGAAACGGGCGTAAATGCCCTTTCTAGGCATCCCATCGAAAACCGACTGAAGTATCCGGGCTGTACCTCAATGAACACGTGGCAAGCCTGCGCGGTGGCAAAGAACCATGCCCTCGTCATGCTGCCGCTCCTCACACTGCAGGCCGGGCCGGCCGCGTGCCCGGTCTGGCTGGCAATGGTCCCGGCCGAGTAGGCTGTCCTGCCGGCGAGATTGATGAAAACCCTGTCTCCGGTCGCGGTCACCCAGAGGGAAAAGCTGAAAGTCTCCGCGCCAATGCCTGAGTCGTAGCTGGTCGAGACCAGCAGCTCGTAGAGGTTGCCGTTCAGCACCCCGCTGCGGTCGATCGTCCAGCCGGCGCCGGTCAGGAAGGTTTCCAGGGACTGCAGGAGATTCACGTGCCCCGTGGGGGCGTTGACGAGTTGGTAGGCCATAGTAATTTCCTCAGCTTTTCAGCAGGGCCATAAAGCCGCCGCTCTGTGCCCGGTACACGTTTTCAAAAACCACGTAATCATTGCCCCCCACGCTCACCGTGTTTCCGGAAACCAGGCTCTCGGGGGAAATGTAGAAAACCCCATCCAGCCGGCCCTGCAGGCCCCCGGGGTTGGCGTAGACCAGAACCTCCTCCAGACCGTAGTCGCCGGCGGCATTGCGGCCGCCGTAGATCAAAGCCTGGCGGTAAGGCATCACGCGCTGCGTGTTGCTCAGGTCGCCCCAGACCGCGTCGCTTTGGAAGAGCAGGCCCATGTTGGCCGTGTTGGCCGCGATCGGCGGATTGTTGTCGCTGCTGCTGTCGTAGGCGTCCGTTGTCGAGGAACTGTTTCCATTCACCCAGAGCGGGAGAGGCAGCTGGGTGACGGTACCAAATCGGAAAAGCAGCCCGGCGTGGGTGAAGTGGTAGCGGTTGTCGCTTTGCGTGACCCACATGAACCGGGCCTTGTTCGCCCAGAACCAAAGAGGGATGTCCCCCGTCCCGCCGTTCCACATCTTCGCATAAAACCCCTGGGTGGTGTTTGTCTGCGCATAGAGGTCCCCAGTGAGGTCGTTCGGCAGTTGGCGCCACTCCGGTGTCACCACGCTCGGCGCCGTGGCCGCCGTGTGGTTGGTCACGCACACCCAATAGTGACTGGAGGAAATCACCACGTTCCCCGCCACGTAGGCGGTTCCAGTCAACCAGCTGCCGTTGTTCACATCTGTGCGCAACGTCTGGCTGGCCTGGCTGCCGGTCACTCCCAGCCACCCCTGGGCGGCGCCCACCCGGACCAGTCGCGTGGCCGCCACTGCGGTGGATTCCTGCCAAGCCAGGAGGATCTCAACCTTGTCCTGGTTACCGAGGCCCAGATTTTCATACGCCAGGCAGAAACGCCGGCTCGCGGCCGTGGGATGGCTGTGGGCGTCCAAGCGGTACTTCCGGGTCCACTCATTGCCGGATCCATTGAAGTCCGCACTCTCCAGGAGCGCGGCGATCGCATTCAACGCCTGCAGGGAATTGGCCGGGTGGACCAGGGCCCAATTCACGTCGGCCGGATCCAGCGTCGGCGCATTTCCGGTCGTGCTGCCCTTGGCCTTGAAGCGCAGCCCTGAGCCACTCACCACATCCAGGGCCGTGGTGGTGACCATGTCGCCCACCACATAGGCCGTGGCACCGCTGTACGTTCCGAGATTGGTCCCCGCACTGACTGTTTGATAAAATGCCATGTTAACTCCTCACTCCTAATTCGGTGGTGCGCCGCGTGGTGTAATCGAAGGCCATCTTTGCGCCCTCGCGCTGCATGAATTCCTTCATCTCCTGACGGGAATTCACCAGGGCAAAATTGATGATCGGCCGCGTGTCCACGTCTCCGGATCCGCCGCCGGACGTGCCCACATAGCCGCCGGAAGCAAAACCCATGGAGGCGCTGCGGCCGGGCGCCGGCGCCCGCATGCCGTGGAACCAATCACGCGGTATGCTCATGCTGTTGAGCGCCGCAAAGAGCCCGGGCCCGTAATGCTGCACGGCGGCCGTCCTGGCCACAAATTCACCACTCGCCACCATGGCCACCCGGTTGTCGCTGTGGCTCGGGGCCCCGGGGATCAAGCCGCCTTCCTCAAAGCCGAGGCCGCCGCCGCCCAGGGCCAGCATGCCGATGATCAACGCGATCGCGGCCGTGGCCGCCACCAAGCCGGCCGTCGCGGATCCGCCGAAGGAGGCGATACTGGTCGCGGCGGCCGCCGGCGCGTTCGCCGCTGCGATCGTGGCGCCGGCCGTCACCTGTGTGGCCTGGTTCTGGACCGTCAACATTTTGCCCACCGTGTTCATCACCACCATCTGGACCACGATTTGAACCAAGTTGGCGATGATCGAGGAGACCGTGTTCTGCATCGCCTGGCGCCAGGTCATCGTCCCGTTAATCAGGCCGGTGATTCCGTTGGAGATGCCATCGATCGCGGAGCCCAGCGTGCCGGTGATCACTTTGCTCACTTGCTGGGAAGTGGTTCCGAAGCTGTTGACCCAGTTTGTGAGATCGGACTGGATGCCGCCGTTGAAGGTGAGCGTCTTTGCCTCGTTTTCGATTTGGGCAATCTGCTGGCTAGCTTGAGCCAGGCGGTCGATCCGGTCCTGGACGTTTTGCTGGACCTGCGGATCCTCGCTGTCCTGGTTGGCCTCGATGTAGGCGCGCCAGGCGTCAATAGTCTTTTTCAGCTCCTCGCGTTCCCGCTGCAGCAGCTCGAATAATTTGAGGCGCTTTTGCTCGTCTGTCTGGAAGGGGTCACCACGCAGCAGGGTAATTTCCGATTCGATTCCACTCAAACGCCGCTGGGCTTCGATCTCTTCCTGTCTCAGTTGTTGCGCATGCTGCGCTGTTAGCTTGGTGAGCTCCTCTTCCGCGTCAACAGTGTCGCGGGCTATTTTTAGAGCCCTCTCCCTGGAAACTCCCGACTGCTCTTCCAGCTGCACTGCGCGTTCTGATATCTTGGCACTCCGCTCCAGATAATCGGCCGTTTTTCCCTTGTCGAACCCAACCTTGTAGGAACCGCTGGCAAATTTTTCGGCTTCTTCACCTGTGCCAAATTCAATGTAATCGCCTGTTGCCAGCGCTTCCGCGACAGCGTCCTTGGCGGCATATAGCTTGTTGTTCTTTTTGTCGTAGAAGAGCGTCGGGAAGGCAATATTTTTCCCGTCGACTTCCGCACTGGCCATTAAATGCGTCGAAAAGGACCCGTCTCCGTTATCCTGTTTGGGGTATTGATCCGCATTGAGGATGCGATCGACAAAGTTCTTATCCTTATTTTTAGAAAGGATGTCCAGTGTGCTGACTTCGTCTTTCCCGAGGTTCGTTTTGATGCCCGAGTCTTTGGCTTGGGCTAGTCGTAGTTGGCTGATTTTTAACTCCAACTCGGCGGCCGTCAGAGCGTTCTGCTGTTTTTTTGCCTTTTCGTCCTCGGCCGAAATCTCCTTGCGGATGGAAAGTATTTCCTGGTCCAGGTCGACGATGCGCCCGCGCAACTCTGCTTCTTGCTGGGCTTGCTTTAGTCCACTTTTATCACCTGGGATTTCAGTGAGGCGCAATGCATCAAGATCACGTTTCGCCCGGGAACGGTCGGCCTCAACAAGCCGCAGGCGATCTGCCGGCTTTGCCTGAGAACGGAATACTGCTTCCTCTTTGGCTGATATTTGACGCTCCAGCTCGGTCTTTGCGACTAGGTCCTCAAACCCTTTCGCCAGTTCCTTGCCGGCCTCAAGCCGCGATTTCTCCTGCGCTTTCAAAACGTCCAGACGCTTTAGCTCCTCGCCGTTGATCGCCTGGACCTTTCGGAGTTCGATCTCCAGAAGCGCAAGACGCGAGTCGATCATTGCCCGCCCGACTTCACCGTATTTTTCAGTGGAGCTCCCGAGGATTCCCGGGATCCGGGCGTTCCGCTCATTCAGCAACTCTACCATCTGGCGCTTTATTTCCTCCGTGCGGAATTTGGCGCTGGCGACCCCCTCAACCTTCAGGGCATTGAGTTTTTCGGTTTCATTATTGAGCTCCTTGGTCAGCTCGATGGTGCGTTCCAGCTCGTTTTGATTTTTAAAACCGACGGAACTTAAAGTGGGGTCGAATAGATTTTGTTGGATGTAGCGCGTAGCTTCGAATGCAGCCAAAAAAACGGTCACGGCCAGAAAGGCCTTGTTCAGCGCGGACAGCGATGCTGTCATCGCATTAACCTGACCGATCGGGCCGGCCAAATTCAGGCTCACTAAACCATAAAGGGTATTGGCAACTTTGATTGTTCCCAAGGCCACTCCCAGTTTGATGGACACGCCGGCAAGAGCACTTAACCCGGCCGTGTTCTCCGCCGCCCACTTAACCATTGATGCCAACACCCCCACCAATGCCATCACATCGCCGATCAGTTGCCTAAAGCCATCCTTAAACCCATCGGAGTTGACTGTTTTGTTGAGCTCCAAGAGGTCGGACCTCAGTGCCTCAAATAGAGACTCCGTCAGTGAGGCTTTGATTTGCTGTAGGCTGTCTCCCAAATTGCTTAAAGCGACCGCGTAACTCTGTGTTCCTATCACGCCGGCCTCGGCAAAAGCGCTGACTTTTCTTGTGATGAATTCGTAGAGCTGGCCGGCCTCTTTCGCCTTGGCCACATCTTCCGCAGTGATCCCAAATACCTTTGCCGCCTGGGCATTCGCGGTGATCTGACCTGTTAGGATGGCTCGGGTTTCACTCGCGACTTGTTGATCTGGGAGACCTAATCCTTTTACGGCCTGGCTAAGATTCAGAACTAACTGAATCTGCTGCTGCAGGTTGTTAATGCCACCGGCAAATTGCGCTCCTGAAGTGGCCTGGAACGCCTCCAGCAACGATTCAAAGCTGGCACTACTTTCCTTGGCTTTGACCTTTAACAGATCCACGCCGCGACCTGCTTCGACCAGGGCGTCGTTGAAATTCGCAAATTTCTCGGGCTGGAATTGTTTGAGGACGGCAGCGATCCCGAGCTTGCTCTGCTCCAAGGTGCTGTTGAAAGCCACACCCTCTTGCACCATCCGCTTGATGGCTCCAGGAAGCAATCCAATCGAGGAAACCAGCTTCCCGCCCAGATCAATACCAACCCCCAGCTTCAGAGTATCAAGCAGCTGATCCACCTCCTGGCGGTACTGCTTAATCTCCTTGGCATTGGCCTCGGTATCGATCCGGACTTTAACTTTTGTGGCCATGTTGCGTTACATCACTCTCAGGAAGTCGTGCCCGGGCCCAGCGCTGCAGCCAGCCGGGCACGGTTTTTCTTGGGACTCTGCTTCTGCGCCGTGGGGCCCTGGGCCGCCCTTCTCAGGGCCGCCTCCAACTTCACCAGGATCTTGTGCCCGCCCTTGTTGTTGCAGGCCGCGTACGCCGCGTGGGCGGCATGCAGATGCCCCAGCTGGCCCTCTGCCTGGACCCGCTGAAGCTCCCGCCACCGGAGCAGCACCTGGGGAATGGACTCCTCGCATAACTGCTCGAAGCTCAGCCCGCAGGCGTTGGCGACACGGGTGCAGATCTCTGCGAGTCCAGCATCGGCTGAAGCTTCGCCGCGCTGGGCCCGAGTTTTTGCAGGGTGTCCACCCGCAGCGTCAGCCACCGGTGGAAGTTCGGAAAATTTAGGCGGTTGCCCTCCTCCAGGAGGCGCATCTGGTCCTCTGTGGTGACCGTGTCGCTCCAGCCGGGCTCCTGGCCGGCATACAGCTCCAGGAGACGTGCGTCGTCATCCTGGGCAAGGGCCATCTGGCCCATCAGTTTCAGTTTGATCTGGCGGACCTTGACGGTTTCTTTGCGGCCGTCGTCGTGGGTGATTTCAATTTCAGTGCCACCCAGCACCGTGATCATATCGCTCATTTTCTTTATCCTCGCTTTGTTTTGTAAGGCGGGGCCGGGCCGCTTGGAGCGACCCGGCCTGCCTGGGTTGATTACTCGCGGTGCAACACGGTTCCGACCGTTCCGGTGATCTGCACTTTGATCTGCAGGTCGGAGAAGTTGTCGCCGTCAATGTTCGGCTGGCCCTCCAGCGCGATGTCGCACGAGAAGCCGGTGTGTTCGAAGACCACGGCCGGGCTGTTCTCGTCGAAGACCGCCAGGCGGCCGAAGCCACTGCGGGTCGTCTTGGTCAGCGGGGTCAGCGTCTTGAGGTATTCCACGCTGGCCGAGGTGATCTGGGGCGCCGTGATCACGGGGACCAGGTTGGCCGCCTGGGCCGTCAGGAAGCGGATCCGCCCGGTCAACTTGTCCAGGATAAAGTCCGTGCCTTCCGCTTTGCCGGTGATGGTCACCGTGGTGATGTTGCGCACCCGGGCGCCCGCGATCCGGAGGTCATACCACAGGCCAATCACGGCCGCCGTGGTGCCGAAGGGGAGAGCGTCCCCGTTGGCCGTTGCGGCCGCTGTCTGGGTGAAGCCGGCTCCGGCCGCACCGAAGAACGCCAGCCACATGACCAGGTCCTTGAATTCGTCGACGGTCAGCAGGTAGCCGTGCTTGATCTTGGTGATCTTGCGGCGGTCGACGCGCTTGATGCCCCGGTAGGAGCCTTCGTGTTCCAGGGGGCTGGATTCCGGTTGGAGGGAAAACGCCTTGACGTTCCCCAGGTCCCGGTAGCCACGCGTGGCCGCATCCGCTTCGCTGGTTGCGTCCTCACTGAACGAAAATTCCCCCGTGCCGAGCAGGAGGGCGTCCAGATTCTTTTCTTGGATTTCACTCATCTTCTTATTGTCCTTTTTGTTTGTTGTTTCTCCTGCCCGTCCCCTGGGAGGAGGCGGATCGGTAAATTTTTATGCAATGGTGCTTGCGTCCTTCCACCCGACTGAGGTTTCTGTGGATCGGGTCGTGACGGAGCAGTTGAACGTGCCTGATGTGTAGGGGATCCATGCAGCCTGGTCGGAATAACCGGCAAACAGTCCTAAATAGAGGGTGGCATTATAAACAAATGGCCACGCGTGGGCGGTTAGGCTTGCCTGGGTTGTGGCCGGGACGAGATTCGATTGGGTCGATCCCAGCACGGCCTCTCCGGTGCTGGCCGCGTCGTAGTAGACAAGGGCGGCCGTTCTCCCAAGGCCATAAGACCCCACGGAAAAACTCGCGGAGTTGCAGTCGGCCACCACAGTGGAGCCAACATTCTGGACGCTGTTGAATTGCCCCACCACGATTCCGGGTCTGACATTGCCTGCAGTCTTGGTTCCGGCCGTATAGGCAGTCGAGTTGGTCAGGCGGATGTACTGGTCGCCTACTTGGGCGCCGGTAATCGGCACATTCAGGGTGTCGACCGTCCCGGCGGACACATATTTGTGAACTCCGGAAGCGGTGCCGGCTTCGATCCAGACCGGATCGCCGGCCACCATGTTCGCAGTCAAAAGCTCATAGGTTGCCGTGATGACCACGTAGAGGTCGGTCGTGGTCGTGGCTTCAAGCGCCCGCAGCCGGCCCGAGGCCACCCCCAGGGAGGTCGCCCTCGTGGGACTGAACCGTGATTCAAATTGGCATTGGTACATCGAGTTGAGCGGCATGCGGTTGAAAAACACCTCGCCGTAGTTCGCGCTCTTCACGCGGCCGTGGATATTGGCGTTGATGCCCGGGTCAACAAACGAGTTGACAATCGGCGCCGCAACACACTCCAAGTCCACCTCGAATGTGACGTTGCTCGACGCCACATCGATGAAGCTCAAACCGGCGCCGGTGATGTTACGGCCCACAGCCTGAACATGTACGTCGGTGATGACGTTGTTCACAGATGTTCCCGTGGCCGAGCCGATGGAAAAACCGGATGGGGCACCGTTTATAAACAGATTCCGGATGGTCAGCCGGTCGATGGTCGAGGCGTCTCTTGCATTGATAAAACATCCATTCGCCTGGGGATTGATGACCTCGAAGCCATCCACGAATATATCGCTGGAATTTCCAAAAGTCGGATCAGCGCAGATCAAAATACCGTCGACGCCGGAACCAGTGGACGAACAATTTGTAATCCGAATGCGTTGCACGCACTTGACCGAAAAGCCGTGTCCGCCGCCGGTTCCCGGACCGTACGTGTGTAAATTGTCGATCGTGATGTCCTGTCCATTGCATTCAAAAATGTGAGAGCCCGATTTCAGGGCATCAGGCTCAATCACGGAGACGTTCCGGATCAGGCCCTTGTGAACGGCGGCGGTTCCACCGGCAACCACAAAAACATTAGTGCTGTCTGTCACAGCATAGCGGCGGATGGTCAGGTCCTTGATGGTCCATTGGGTGGATGTCGCCGCGACACTGAACGATCCCGCCAGGATCGTGGCGCCAGACGTGGCGGTCAGATTGCTGCGTCCCAGAGCACCCGAGCCGATGATAGACACGCCGGTCTTGTTCGACAACGAGACCGCGCCGACGATGTATTGGCCCGGGCCCATGCGAATAATGTCCCCGGTTCCTGCGGCCGCCAGGGCGGAATTGAACGCTGCCCCATCGGCCCCGTAATAGGTCTGTGTCGATCCACTGATCAACCAAACTCCCGTATCCATCCGGGACACCACTTCTTTGACCCTCAACGGAGTCATCGCTCGGGTATGATCCGTGCCGGCAAGGGCCTCGGCATTGGTGGCCAGCCGGATCAGCCCAAGAACGGTTTCGGTGGATTGGTCCCGGTTGGATTCAACCACAAACCATCTCGACCCCACGGCTGCCTCTGTGCCGCCGGCGGTGTCCGTGTGGCAGCAAATGAGGTCGCCAACATTGACAGTGGTACCACTGGCACCCCCAACCTTTCCGGCTACCGTCACCCGGTACGTGTCGCCCGCCTGGGCTGTGGGATAGTTCGGATTGGCGCTGCAGTCCAGAGCCTGGGGCGCCTTCATCACCGGATCCACCAAACCGTCCACGTAGCTTTTTGAGGCGGCGTCCGACGGGTTCGTGGGAGTGGGCAGGCCGGTAGCCTTGGCCCCACCCGAAAAGACCAGGTTGCCTGTCATCGTGCCGCCAGTTTTCGGCAGCTTCTCGGCATCCAATTCCTGGATGGCTCCCTGAACGTCGGAAGAGCTGACCGACCCAACAGGCGTGATGGTCACCAAGGCCGCCACTGCGGCCGCCACATCGGCCGCCGTCGCGCCGGCAGGCATCACGATCAAGTGGAAAATTTCGCCCTCTACTTCCCCGGTGCCGGGATCGTGGTCGATGCGGGCCATGAGCGTGCCCTTGGGCAATTCCAGGTCATTGTATACCTTGGTATAGGCCGTATCCGATTCCGGATCCACCGGGGCATCCCAGGGTGAAAATTCCACATCCGGCGGATCCTCCAGATACCGCTCCGGCTTCCAGGCCCGCAGCCAGATTTGCGCACCTGGATCAAGTGTGGTGTCAATGCCGGCGTTTTTCAGCATCAGGCGCGCCGTGCGGGATCCCATCCCGGTCTCGATGATTTCAAAATTATTGGGCGTCAGCTTGCCGGTCGTGAGTTCAAAATTAATGTTCATTTTCTTATTTCTTTGCTTGGGGTGATGTCGGCTCCAGCTCCTCAACCTCAAACGGTTGCGGCACCCGCCGGGTCTGTGCTTTCGTAAAAACCTTGATCGCGCTCAGTAGGTAGATGCCCTTCAGGTTCATGCGTTCCTCCCGATCTCTCGTTTGTCGCTGCCGGCGTAGATTTCAAACTCCTGGCTCCAGCATTCCCGGCCGGCCAGCTCGGCCCGCTCTTCGTTGGAGCGTTGGACGTTGGACAAATAAAAGGAATCTCCCGATAGGGGCAGAACCACCGCAAAAGGAAGGCTGGTTAGCGTCTTTCCAAAAAGGGCGGCGACAATGATTTCACTCATAGGTGAAACGCCCACGGTTTCTGAGTCGCCGGTGAATGCCGCCATGCGCTCCCCGTAGTTTTGATCGCAAATCAGGAGGGACAGGCTCACCGTTTTCTTGCTGGTCACCACGTTCCCGGACCGTTGATTCACAAATTCCTCGCCTGTCGTGACGAGAAAACAGGCCCGTTCTTCAAAAACCAGCAACTCCTCAAAAGCAGCCTGCAGGTTGGCCTGCGAAAAAACCTTCACGCCATCGGAAGTGAACAGGGGATCGGAACTGGCCGGCACGGTCAGAGTCAGTAGCAGCGTTCTGACGGCCGCCAGGATGTCGTTTTTGGAAGAGAAGCTCATGTCAGAATTTCTTCCCGGAGCCCCAATTTCCGGTCTGGGGATTCACGTCGGTGGGAAGGGGGTCCTTGAGTGGCAGGTCGGGGAATTTGCCATCGCGGATTTCCCGCAGTTCCTTCATGGCCTGATCGTGTTTGGTTTCGCGTTTGGCGGGGATGGGTCCCAGACGGGAATACAGCTCAAACAGCACCAGGGCACGCACCAGGCGTTTTTCCCGGTCCACCGGCAGTGCATAGCGCCGGGTAAAATCGTCCACCTTCTGCAGCTGCTCCGCGATCGTCGTGGTGATCGGATCCGGATCGCCAAGCTCGACGAGCTTTTTGGCAATACCGTCCAACTCCCTTTTGGAGATGTCGGCCAGCAGATCTTTTTCGATGAAGGTGATCACGGGGTAAAGTTTTAGGTTTTAAGTATTAAGTTTTAAGCAGAGGGCTGAAGGATTGGACTTCGCGCCCTTCGCGTTCTTCGCGGTGAAGTCAGGCCTTGGCTTCCTCCGCTTCCAGGATCGCGCTGATGAGATTGTGCTCGTTCAGGCCGCGATGGTTGATGCCGAGCGCGCTGGCAATGCGGTCCTGTTCCTTCCGGGCCAGGCCCTGCAGCTCCTTCGCCCGGGCATCGCGCTTCTGCGCTTTGGCCTGGGTTTCGGTTTCCAGTCGTGCCTTTTCGTCGGCAGTGAGTTTTTCATCGGCGGCCTTCCGGTCCGCCTCTTCCTTGGCAGCCTTTTCGTCCGCCAGGCGTTTTTCCTCGGCCGCTTTTTCTTCCGCCTCTTTTTTGATGCGGGCAGCCTCATCCTTGTCGTCCGGGTTCGCCGGGACGACCTGTTTGAAGTGCAGCCAGGCATCCAGGGACGCTCCGCCGGCTTCGATGACATCGCCCTTCGGGACGACCTTTCCGCCAACCACAATCCCCTTGGGATCTTTGACGATGACTCTCATGGGTTGATCCTTTTTGATCCGCCTTCTGCCTTCTGCCCACTGCCCTCCGGTTAGAACCAGAGAGCATGTGGGCTCAGGCAATCAGGCCGGATGGTTAGCTCAGCACGTCCGAGAGGTGATAGCCCGCCGCACTGCCGACGAGCTTCTCATCGGTGTAATGGCGGATCTGGTTCACTTCCGTGTTGGTGTTGTTTTCGGAGTAGGTGAGCACCGAGGTGCCGCCCTCTCCGCCGCCGTCGACCGCCGTCCAGACGAAGGTCCGGAGGAAGTTCATGGCCTGCAGGTCCTGGCTGGCATTGGCATGCGCCAGAATGACCGAATCGGACCAGATCTTTTCCACGGCCAAGGCCTGGCCGTCGGCCGCGCTGTTGATCAGGCCGCCGGCGATGATGATGTCATCGATCTCAAACACCTGCTTGAGCATGTCCAGGGTCAGCACCTGCTTGTTGGCAGATCCGAAGAGCTCCAACAACTTGGTGTGATACTTCAGCTTGCGCCAGACCTGACGGGGAATGATCATCAGATTGGGATCCATTCCCACCGCGTCATAAATGGCCTCCTTGGCCACATCCACATCCAGGTGGGGTGTCGAGGTGGTGTAATTGTCCCACTTGTTGGTCGGGCTGCTATTGGGAACAGTGCCGGCCGTGGCCGCCGCCTTGACGCGCTTTTCGTGGTTGATCCGAATGATGCGCAGGTTCCGGAGCAGGGCCGCACGGCTGGCGTCAAAAGCTGACGCATACCGTTTCTTGTCCTCAACCGGCACGGGCACTTCATGACCGTACTTCTTGCAGTTGTACGTGTCGTCAGACAGGTGCATCAGCGATCGCCCATAGGCTTGGCCGGGAGCCATCGCCTTCAGGGTCGGGACCGAGACCTCGTCTTCCGCCGTCGTGACGTAGTAGTCGGACGACTTTTCGTTGGTGTAGAAATACGGTGCGAGCCGGGCGCCCACGAAGGTGCCCATGTCTTGCATGAATTTCCGTGCCACCGAAGTGAGGACGGGGTTGATTGTGGCCGTGCTGGTCAAACCCATCTGGGTGTGACGACGGGCCAGCAGGTCGCCCTGCTGATTGCCCAGGCACTGCGCCATCGGTGCCAGGAACGTGGTGATGACCAGGAGCGTGAGCCCCCACATCAACAGTCCCAGGCCGGTGCGCGGCGGGCGTTGCATGAATTTTCCGAATCGTTTCATAATTTTGGTTTCTGTTTTTCTCCGCTTACGCGGTTTGTGTTTTTGGGTTGCTTTGTCGTTGAGGGTTATGCGGCCGCACGGAGAACCAGGTAGGACACTTTGGTGGTGCCGTCGGTTCCGTTGGCGCTGAGGGTGAGGTCGATCTGGTCGTTGGCATGATCGTTGACCGCCGAGACCAGGGTTTCCGTGGAGGCCCGCGCCACCAAGGTGGGCAGGATGATGTCCCCGTTTTCCAGTCCGGCCACCGCGATGCTGTCAGTGGTGGCAGCCCCGCCGGCCCAGGTGTGAACCCCGGATTTGACGATGCTGTAGTTCGGTTTCTGGTTCGGGATGTCGTAGACCTCGATGAGGTCGCCGTCCGCGCTGTTGCCGGCCGATTTCTTGATCCCACGGCTGAAGCCGGAGACCAGGGTGGCAGCCTTGCCGCCCACGGCCGGGATGATCTGGGCGCCGCCGGCAATGACGCCGCCAGCACGCACGCGCATGATGCCGCCGCTTCCCAGGAGGTGAATCTGCACCTCACGGTCACGGAGATCCGCTTTTTCCACGATCACGCCGACTTCTTTGCCGACTGTGGCCAGGAGTTTGTAGGTTCCGGCAGCCGTGCCGGGCTCGACAAAGTAGCCCTGCTTGCCATCGAGGTCGCCCAAGGTTTCCTCCAGGCCCCCGAAGTTGATTCCGCCAACTGTTTCTGTTTGCATGGTGTTTGGTTATTCTTGGTTGAGGTTGGACGGCTCAGCTCTGGGCCGGGGCGGCTTTGCCCAGGGATTCCAGATAGTCGTCGTAGAGTTTGGGATGGGCTTCGGCGGCTTTCACCAAAGCTTCGTCTTCGGAGATGTCTTCCTCCTTGGCGATGGCTTTGGCCTTGACGACCAGCTCGTGGTCGGTGCCGGCAACATCGTTGCCTTCGGGTCCGCCCTTTTTTACCACCTGGCCGGGAACCTTCGTGGGCTCCATGGCTTCCAGGAGTTCCGCGTCATCGGGGTTGGCCTCGATGCGGGCGATCCATTTGGCCTTGAGTGCATCGTTCTTCGGAGCGATGCGGCCTTCGGCGGCTGCTTTGGCCACGAGGGTCTCGGCGTTTTTCTTGCGGAGTTTGCCGAGGTCGGCCGACACTTTGTCGTACTCCGACTTGGCAACGTAGTCCGTGGCCAACTTGGCCTTGAGGCTCAGCGCCTCTTTGATATCCACGCCCTTGGCGCTAAGCTCGGCCACCGCAGCCGCATCATCCAAGTCGCTGCTGCTGAGGATGCCGAACTTTGCCAGGAGCTTCATGAGTTCCTTGTTCATCTGTCCTTTTGCCCCTGGGGGGGGCTGCGATGGCGGGTTAGGGTTCCCTCCCTGCGGGCCATCACCGCCGGGCTGGTTTGCGCCCGGCGCCTGCCGGGCTAAAAGTCGTTCGATCGTTTGGAAGGCCGGCCGGTTGACCATGCCGCCCATGTTCAGGGTCACGCCACGGATCTTGCGGATATCGCCTTCCTTGGTGATCAATACCTCTGGCGAAAACGCCTGGTAGGTTTCATCGGTCAGGGCCCTGAGCCCGGCGCCGCTAAGTTTGACCTGCACACGGATCCCGCCTTTTTTCGGATCCTCGCCACCCCACCAGGCTTTGAGCGGCCACGCGCTGGCCGGACCGTCTTCGTGGTCAAAGTCAAAATACGGCTTCACGCTTTCGCCGGCCGCAGCCTTGGCCAGCATATCCTGGATCTGCCCATTAATCAGTTCTGCGTCGGCGGCCTTCGCTTCAACCTTGATCTTTTTGGTCTTCTTGCCCACTAGGGCAGTGATTTCGTTGACCCCTGGCGGGACATATTGGATTTCTCGCAGTTCGCCTGCGCCCGCAGGGATCTGCAGAGAGTACGCCGCCTGCAGCGTGTCCATCTCGGTGGCATCCTTGGC